AATTCCAAAGTCAGCAAAATCGTCCGGGATTGGAACCCCTATCTGGTAAATGCGGTGAAGGTTTCTTGGAGAGATGGAAAGCTTTGGGTTTTCGACGGTCAGCACACGATAGCTGCCTGCAAAGCAAAGCGGGGCGGGCGGGACTGCATGGTTGACTGCAAGGTTTTCTATGGGCTGACACGGCTTGATGAAATGGAGCTGTTTATCGCTCAGAATGGAGCAGCAACCCCAGTCAAGACCAGAGAGAAATACCGGGCTCTGTTCAACAATGGCGATCCTGACATTACTGCAATGGTTCGTGAATGCGAGATGATGGGTTTTCTTGTGGATTTCAATCCCAGCAAAGCCAGAAACAGAATTCTTGCACTCCGAGCTCTGTTTACATCCTTTAAATCATTAGACAGCGAATCATTCAGGGATATGATGCTGATCATCAAAGAGGCATGGGGCGGAATGCCTGAAAGCCTCACATCCGAAATTATTTCTGGTATGACAAAATTTTATATGGCATACCACGGAGATTTTAACCGGAAACGATTGGTGAAACGTCTTTCCCATAATAACCCGATTGCGATTGTACGAGACGGTAAAGTTACAGCTTCTTCTGGCGCTAATCGGTACGCCCGTATAATTCTTGGCCTTTACAATCAGAACACATCCAGCGGGCGCCTTGATGAACGATTTTAAATAAAGATGCCCCCGCCAGTGCCGGAAACACTGACGAGGGCTACCAGACCTAATCGCACACACCGACTAGGCTTGATGGAACAATTGTACGATTTTCTTTCGAGCCTGTCAAGAGGTAAGGAGGAAAAATCATGAACGAAAACAGCACCATCAAAGACCTGGAGTCCCAGGCGCGCAACACCAAACACCTGATGGACAAGTTAAACCGGGCGGCCTACGGCATGACCTTTGACGAGGCAATCCGGCTGGGCAAAGAAAATCCCCCGCCGTGCAGCGAACACGACGAGGGCAAGGATTGAGCAACCACGAACAATCCCTTTGGATACAGTATATCGCCTCCAAGGGGAGAAATCAAGGAGGAAATCATGGCGCGAACAAAACTAAGCAGGTTTTCTGTTCCCCCATGTGAACAGAGGGCGAGGATTCTTCGCTCTGCTGGAGGACGTATGGGGTATACCGATCGGGACCTGGGAGAATTGGCCGGAATGACCCAATCTAATATCTCTATGAAACTAAGCGGAAAGCGCAAATGGTGGCTGGATGATATTAGCGCCTTAGATAAGGTTTTGTCACTGACTGATGACGAAATAATCCGATTTGTGCGTGCAGGGAGGTAAAAATGAGTACATACATTTTTGCTCTAATCGGCGTTTTTACGGCTACGTCATGGTTCATGCGCTTTCTGGCCTGGATGGAGGGAGAGCGGTGAAAGTCGGAGACAAGCTGCGCCTGGAACCCACCATCCCCACCAGCGCCTTTGTGACCGCAAGGACAGGCCCGCATCCCTGCTGGGTGGTCTTCATCAACAAGCGGCACCATCATTTCACCGTGGAGTTCGATTTCCCCGAAGGCAGCTTCCGGGAAACCTACAAGGAGGAATAACGCATGGACAAACAAGAGTTGAAAAATATTTTGGACAAGCACCTTAAATGGCTACGAGGCGAAAATGGCGGAAAACGGGCCAACCTGTCCGGGGCCAACCTGTCTGGGGCCAACCTGTCCAGGGCCGACCTGTCCAGGGCCGACTACATTGAAAAGGCAAAAAATTTATTTTATCCCATTGCCTGCCCGGAAATCGGCGCTTTTGTCGGCTGGAAAAAGGCAAGGGTCAAAACCGGCGGTCATGAGTGCATTGTAAAGCTGGAAATTACCGAAGATGCCGTGCGCAGTTCCGCAACAGGCCGGAAGTGCCGCTGCTCAAAGGCAACCGTTTTGGAGATTCAGGATTTAGAGGGGAATGTATTGGAGCAGGCCGCCGTCAGTGATAGAGATGAGAACCTCCATTACATTCCCGGAACTGTGGCCTCCGTTTTGGATTTCGACGAAAACCGCTGGAACGAGTACAGCACGGGCATCCATTTCTATATTACCCGTGAGGAAGCGGTGAGGCATATCTTATGAAAAAGCTGACCCGCGAAGAGCGGCGGCGCCGGAGCCAGAGGTGGCATCTGATTACATATCTTCTGTTCCTGCTTCTGCTGCTGGCGTGGCTGGGAAGCTACCTGATTATGACGGTGGAGGCGGAACTGCCCGCTATGCACAAGCCGGAGCCCGCCACGCAGGACGGCAGCTTACCCGGCGACGATACCCCGGCCACCACTCGCTGTTATCTGACAGAAGAAGAGATCGAGGAAAACGAGAATGAGCTTATAGAAGCTGCTTTGCTGGCCCGGTCTCACAAGCTGGAAGGTGCCACCATCACCTTTTACTGCTGTGAGGAGCGTCCTCACATCTGCGGAACTGGGACAGGCATCACAGCCAGCGGCCGACGGGTAACGCCCTATGTGAGCTGCGCTGTGGATACGGGCATTATACCGCTGGGCAGTACCATCATGATCGAGTACAACGGCGGGATGGCCTATCTGCGGGCGGATGATACCGGTCCGGCAGTCAAGGGGGACCATATTGATATTGCAGTCCCTACCCACGATTTTGCCTTATCCCTGGGCGTCCAGACGGCAGATATCTGGTGGTGCGAAGAAGGAGAATGACTAATGAATGAAACGAATTACATTTGCGTTGATGAGGAAAACAATGTCTGGCAGTGCGAAACCTGCCTGGAGCTGGAGAGATTTGAGGCGGACGGCCCGCAGGAAAACGGCTGGAGATTCTGTCCCTCTTGCGGCCGCAAGATCAAGTATCATGTATCGCTGTGATATCTGCGGGACCTTGTTCGATAAGCCGACGCTAGTTTCCTATTCAGAGATCATTGACTGGGATGGAAACAGGGAGAGCAGGCGAGAGGTGGTTTGCCCGATCTGTGGCGCTGGAGAACAGTATTTCACGGAGATTTTGAAGGGAGACGACGATGATACATAAGATCCCAACATCAGACATGAGCCGCGAGAACTGGCTGCGGGAACGCAGAAACAGTCTGGGTGGCAGCGATATGGGCGCCGTTTTGGGCCTGAACAAATACCGCTCACCATATTCGGTTTGGGCGGAAAAGACTGGGCTCCTTCCGGAGCAGCAGGATAATGAGGCCGTGCGCCAGGGCAGAGACCTGGAAGACTATGTGGCCCAGCGTTTTGAAGAGAAATCAGGGAAAACGGCACAGCGTATGAATTACCTGTTACGCAATGATGCAGCTCCTTATCTGCACGCAAACATAGACCGTAGGATCATGGGGGAAAAGTCAGGGCTGGAGTGCAAGACCGCATCTGCCCTCAGCCTCAAATCCTACACTGGGGGAGACTTCCCGGAAAGCTATTACGCCCAGTGTGTGACTTATCTGGCCGTCACTGGCTGGTGCCGCTGGTATCTGGCTGCATTGGTGCTTAATAAAGCCTTTTATATCTATCAGATTACCACCATCCCGGGCGACATCTGTCCGGAATGGTGTGAGAGCAGCGTGTATGTCTCTCCGGATGAGATCGGGGCCCTGAAGCGGTGCGCAAAGGATTTTTGGGAGCTGCATGTGATGACGCAGGAGCCCCCGGAGCCGGACGGAGCGGAGAGTACCACAGAAGCCATGGAAACGATTTACGCGGACTCTGACAATGGCTCCATTGAGCTGTTTGGCCGGGATGCCATGTTTCGGGATTATGAGGAGCTGCAGTCAGAAAAGCGCGAGATCGAGCGGCGGATCGAGGCCATCAAGCAGACGTTCATGCAGGACATGGGCGAGGCGGAGAAGGCCACTTGCGGGAACTTCAGCGTTTTGTGGACGCCGCAGAGCCGCACCACTTTCGATGTCAAAGCATTTTCCAAGGATCATCCGGACCTGGACTTATCGCAATATTTCAAAATCAGTAAATTCAGAAGATTTTCCATTAAGGAGGACAAGGGAGCATGAAAGAAGGACTCATCCAGGGTACGCAAAGCGCCCAGGCTGCCAAGAAAGGGCCTGCCACCATGCAGGACTATATCAAGAAAATGCAGGGGGAGATCGCAAAGGCGCTGCCTTCCGTGCTGACGCCGGAGCGGTTCACCCGGATCACCCTCTCCGCTCTGTCCACAAACCCCAAGCTGGCGCAGACCACGCCCAAGAGCTTTCTCGGCGCCATGATGACGGCGGCACAGCTGGGCATGGAGCCCAACACCCCGCTGGGGCAGGCATACCTGATCCCATTCAAAAATCACGGCGTACTGGAGTGCCAGTTCCAGCTTGGCTACAAGGGCCTGATTGACCTGGCCTATCGCTCCGGCGAGGTATCCACCATCCAGGCGCAGACTGTCTATGAAAACGACGAGTTTGAGTATGAGCTTGGGTTGGAGCCGAAGCTGCATCATGTTCCCGCGAAGGGGGAACGGGGAGAGCCCGTCTATTTCTACGCTGTTTTCCGCACGAAAGATGGCGGCTATGGCTTTGAGGTCATGAGCGTCGATGATGTTCGCACCCACGCCAAGAAGTACAGCAAGGCATACAGCAACGGTCCCTGGCAGACAAACTTTGAAGAGATGGCAAAGAAGACCGTCCTCAAAAAGGCGCTGAAATATGCTCCTCTTAAAACGGAGTTCATGCGGGGACTGACTTCTGACGAAACCATCAAGACAGAAATCTCCGAAGATATGTATTCTGTCCCTGATGAGACCGTGATCGAAGCGGAGGGATACGAGGTTGATGGCGACACCGGAGAAGTGATCGAAGGGCCGGCTGGTGGGCAGTGAGATGGGTGGGTCCTTAAAACATGGAGTACATCAAAATCCCAATCATTTGCGCTGAGGCCATTTTGGCGCTCACGGACTCTGAGCGGGGCCGGTTGCTGGCATCTATCTTGGCATACGGGATGGGTGGAGGCGCGGAGAAGCCCAGAGGAAATGAGATTAGCCTATATCTGGTACTGAAGGCTCAAATGGATATGGATTATGAAATAAGTCAGAAAAAGGCAATGGCTGGGAGGGCTGGCGGGGAAGCAAAAGCTAGCAAGTCGAAGCAAACGCTAGCAGAGTCTAGCAGAATTTTTGCTCCCCTTCCCCCTGTTCCTTCCCCCCCTATATCCCCCCTATCTATACCCCTAACCCCCAAAGAAAATATCCCTAAAGGGATACAAAAGAAAGTCCCCGAAAAAGCATATCTTGGGTTTGACCAGTTTTGGGATGTTTATCCCAAAAAGTCAGCCAAGAAAGACGCTTTTGACGCTTGGAAGCGAGTAGACCCGGATGAAGGGCTGGTAAAGCGGATTCTGGAGGCTGTGAAACAGCAAAAGCTGTGGCCGCAGTATTGCGGGGAGAACGCAAGGTATTTTCCAAGCCCGTCAAAGTGGCTGGATGGTGGGTGCTGGGATGACGAACCTTTAGCCGGGGAGGAGGACCCGTATGCCAAGTTTACCTGATGTCTCCGCCTGGCTGCTCTACGATGAGACCGCCATGGACACGCGGAAAGCGTTGTGGTTTGTGGCGGACGCCCAGGATGTGACAGCCCTGGACAACCAGAACGCCGTTTGCCTTGCCTATGGGGCGGGCTTTGAGAACTTCCGGGATGCGGAGCCGTTTCTGAGTGCCTTCCCATCTGTGTTTCTGGCTCTGTCCGACCGTGATACGGCGGAAGCCGTGGCGGACGCCCTCAAAGAATACGCGCCATCTGTGGCCGTGCTGCTGCCGAAGGAAGGGGCCTTCGGGAAATGTTCCCGTATCCGGGACGTGCTGGCTTCCGGCGGGAGAAAGG